GCTGCCTCAAGAAGTGCCCTTTGGATTGTCTTAAAAGGTCTTAATCTGGAGTTACCTCTATTTTCAATAGAATCTGATGAGTCTAACTCACTTGGATCTACATACAGGGTATTACCATTCAAATTTTTCAAAAAGTTCTCTAGTCTCGCTAAAGGCATTGTAGAGTATCCTGCTATTTTTCTTCTGTCTTATTTATCAATAAATACCATTATCTAGATTTTGTAATTTATGGCAATTAGCACTAACACTGAAGCTTTGATCTCTTTATACCAACAAAAAGTAGAAACTGACACTGAGCAAATACAGCAAGTAATTTATACTGAAAATGGATTTACAATACAACTTCCTGAAGATAAAGAATATAAATTATATGGAATAGATGAGACTTTAAATTTTTTTAATGAACCAATTCAAAAAATAGATACCAGAATAGTCCAAATTAATGCTCAAATAGTAAGTCTACAGGAGCAAATTCTTACGGTAGGACAAGCAGCAAATGATTGCGGTTGTGGGGGATCTATAGGATTTACTACTTCAGGAATATTTCCATTCACTTATACTCCATTTTTTCTAGGCATTAATACAGTCACTGTGTATGCAGATACTATTCCATATAGAGGATATTCATACACATCCCCAAATCCATTTGAAGAAACTAGTGGATTTTTAAATTCTGGAAATGTTGGAATTGGAACAGAAGATCTTGTTGGGCAATCTTCTCTTGGAATTTATTATGGTAATGTAGGAGTTGCCAGAACAACCCTGCCAATTTGCCCAGGAGTTACTAGTTGTGATGGATATCCTACTCAAATTTCTGCACTAGAAGCACAAATTACTCCTTTACAATCAGAAAGAAATAATTTAATATCTAAAGTTAATTACTTGAAAAGCGAAAGATCTAGATTTCAAATTAGAAAATATGGATTTGATAGGCAAAAAGAAGAATTAAACGAAGAAATTGCTAATAGCAATACTATAGTAAGTTTTTTACAAGATCCTGCAAATGATGAATGGTTATAAAAACCCTACAAGCAATTTTTGCCCAGAGTTTTTTTTGCCCCTTTTTTGGAATTAAAAGTCAATTTTGAAATAGGAGAAGGGGGACTTGAACCCCCACGGCATTACTGCCAGCAGATTTTAAGTCTGATGTGTCTACCACTTCCACCACTCTCCCAAGTGAGGACTTACCCAGCCTCAGGTTTCCCTTCACAGGCACGGTGCCTCTGCACTTCCTTCACACCTCAACAGTATAGGTCAACCATCCTATACTGTCAACCCTCATAAGCAAGTTCACCTTTCAGTTCAGCAATCTTAGCAGTTGCAAAGCACTCAACACAGGTCCAAAAAGTTTCACCACTCACCATATTTTCTCCACAGAAATGAGAGGCAACATCTTCAAGAATGCCATTGAGTTCATCAAGTTGGGTGCGGTCAATCTGCATGATAGGTAGGTGTCTTGCTTACCTATCCATCATAGCATCATGAGCAGCAATCTGCCAACTTAGTGGACAGTTCCTGAACTGTCTGCTTAAGAGAGTTGATTTGCTCTTGTTGTTCTTTGACTGCTTCTACCAACACTGCAGTTAAATTTTTATAATGAAGAATTTTAAATCCTTCTGAATCTTGTTGCACAAGTTCTGGAATTACTTTTTCTACTTCTTGAGCAATCATTCCAACTTCATGCCTTTCCAAATCTTTTCTATCATATTCTACTCCTCTAAGTTGTAATACTTTTTCCAAAGAATTTTCAAGTGGTTTAATATTTGTTTTTACTTTTATGTCTGATACTGTTTCTACTGGAACGCCATTTTTAAACAATCCTCCAATGACATTAAGTTTTCCAAAATATTTTCCAAAAGGAGAGGAAGCATTCCAAGAAGGACTTGCTTCAAACTTTTTAATAATAGCATCTGCTTTGACACCAAGATCTCCTTTTAAACCAAAAGATGTACTAGCGCCAAACTTTAAATGGGCTCCAAATGCATTAGAAACTGCAAATGCATTATGAACGCCAATTTGATTAGTTAATCCATTTAAATTATTAATCCCTGTTGTTTGTAATGCAAAAGGTCTAGTTGGGTCAAGACTTTGCCAAACATCAACAGTAGCTAAAGGAGGAGCTGCTGCTAACCCAGCTTGAATGCCTTCTGTTTCTACAGTATTAATATATGCCATTATACTCCTCCAAAAATTAAAGTTTCTATTAGTTTATCTACAAAATCTCCAAGACTTGTTGGTATTAATGTTGCTCTTGGTTCAATAATAGTAACACCACCAGTTCCTCTTATATAAATTGGTCCTTTGGATGCCAAAACTAATTTATTTCTAGCACCAATTGCAATATTAGCAGCATTTAATTTAATACTATCACCAGCTTCAATGATTATATTCTGAGCAGATCTAAAAATAAATGCTTCATCTGCTGCAGTAGATTCAAACCTAATTTCTCTAGCAGCAAGAGTTAGAATACCATTGCCAGCATCTATCCTTAAATTTTTTCCAGATGATCTAATATTTAATCCTTCAGCAGCATTACTATCAATATTATCAGAAACATCACATGGGTTTCCATGTAACTCAAATCCACCATCCTTAAAGAGTTTTAAGTGTGCACCAGATGTAGAATGCAATTCTACCTGTCTAGTTCTGGACTTTTCTACTGACTCAGAAATGAAAAGAGATCCATGCTGAGGATCACCTACCACAAATCCTGTCTGTTCTTTTTCTTCAGGTTTCTTGGGTATTGTCATTTCTTATCAGCACAAAGAATTACTTTTTGTTTTGGTTTTCTGGGACTAGTCTCAGAAACCTGACCAACTTCAACAAACTTAAGCACAGGAACTAAAATTGCACCTGATCCTGTTGTAGTATTTATTGCCAACTCAGGAACTGTTCTGATTACACCTGGGTTTACTATTGTTGTAGAAACAATTCTGCCTTCTGCATCTACTACAGGATAAACTTCTACTCCAGTATTACAATAAATGTTGTATATTAAATCTTCTTCTGTATATCCTATGCCAGTATTGATGATAATGATTTCAGAAATATAAGCAGTATATTCTATACCATCATCTCCAATTGGATTAGTGGTACATCTAGCATTGGAATTAACATCAGAATCAGTACCATCTCCATTTTCTATAAGAGTTGGTCCAATGTATTGCATACCATTATTAGTCATATACACACTATCAATTTTTCCATCCTTAAGAATTACATTTCCTCTACCTCCACCACCAGTATTACATGCATCATCAAATGAAATATAAGGTGCAATATTATAATCTGATCCTGGATCTTTAACATTAACCCCCATAATTTGACCAAGAACATCAACAATAACCGATCCAGATCCTCCACTTCCACCAAACCCACCAAAGAAAGTTACCTTTGGTAGTCCGCAATTTAAAGTAGTCCCATCACAATTTGCATATGAAGCAAACTCTTCTTTAGTTACACCTAATGCAACAAGAACATCATCACTTGGAGAAGCACCACTATTCTGTCCCAACCAACTTGAGAATTGACCTTGTGCATCTGAGAATAAATTTCTTACCCCTTGTGTGGGGGAGTAACTTAAAATCTTTTGGAAGTTTACTGCTCCTTTAGGAACATATCCTTTATTCATTTCATAATCAAATTCTTCCTTACATTTTGCATCATCACATGAGAAGAATGAAAGGACTGTTCTTGCATAGTTGATTGCCTTTGAAACAATACCTGCAACTTGACCAATTCCTTGACCTAAAACTGATGTAAGTTCTTGAAGTAGAGGACCAATGGTATTGGAAATTTCATTGCCAATAGTTGCCATCATGCTACCCAAGAATGATTCAACTGAGCAAAGAGGAATAGCAACCACTTTACCAAACATTTGTCCAAGAAAATCAAATACAAATCCAGTGATTCTCTTTAAAATGTTTTGGAAAGCACACCAGATTCCATCTGCAATTTTATCTGTTGCTAATTTTTTGACAAGAATAGCATCCTTAGGCAAGAATCTTTCAATTATATTTTTAAGAGCTTGATAGATTTGTTCTATAATAAAGTCTCTTATGATCTTAGTAAAGTCTGATAGTCCATCTCCAATGGCAGTTGCTACTTCTTGTATAAGATTTGGAAGATTTTGTATATAATTTAAAGTAGGGTTTACATAGATGTTAATATAATTTTGTACTGTGTTGAGATAATAGATAAACTTTCTCAGTGCCTGTGTAATTTTGGAAACTTTATCTGTTCCAGTTTTACAAGTAGAAACAGTTTGTACTATTGGTGCAGTTCCTTCTTTGGATGCTGCTTGTTTCTTACTCTCTTTATTATCAGCAGTCCTACCACTTGCAAGTGGGATGCCAGAATCTTTTGGTGATCCAGTAACTGGTTGGTGTGATGGGTTTACTATTGTATCCCCAGGTTTGAATGGTTTGAATCCATTGGTGCCTTGATTAAAAGTATTTAAATGTTCAATACTTGCACCAGAAAATAATGCTCCAATGATGACAGGTTGCTGTCCATCATCTCCATCCATGAAAAATCCAATAACAGTTTCAGATCCTCTAAGGTTGAAACTTGCACCAGCACCCCCTTCTCCTGATCCCATGTTTAGTGGAACTAAGACATGTGCCCATGGAAGATCTTCATCCTTAACAACAGAAGATGAATCTGGATGATGTCCTATGATTCTGACCTTTGCCCTATATCCATTTTCAGTATTCTTGTATTTGGTTACAATGCCAACAAACCATCTGAAGGCATCTCTTCCAATAAAATTAGGATTAATAAGGGATTGTTCTACTATCATCAGTCTTCGTAGATCCTACATTCTAGTGCATTTGGATTTGAATCACAAAATAGTTCAAGTGGTGTTGGATCATGATCATCCTCTGGATGATTTGTAGCATAAGATTTAAGTGATTCTAACTCATCTTCAATGTGTCTTCTTCTCTGGGAAGAAATCATTGGATCACTTAATTCTGATTTGTCTTTTTGTATGTGATCTTTAATATCTTTGAAAATCATTTTGTTGCTCCATAAGAGTCTCTTACTAACTCTAAACCAGTAAGACCTTTATTATCACTAAAACCATGCTTTAATTTACTTATAACATATTTGCCAGATTTTCTGTTATCTCTCAATCCTTTTTTTTCATCTTCTTTAGTTATCTGACCAAATTCAACATTGATTACATCTCCCACTGTCAATCTCAAATTCAGT